CCTGTTTCCGCTACCCAATAACCGGTGCTGCCAGTGGTCAAGCGGGGAATGCCCACGTTACCCTGGAGTCCCGAGAGGACTGTTGCCCCGGCTTGTTCCACCACAACCATGTTGCTCAAACGGTCAACAAAGTTTGAGTCCACCACGGTTGCAACCGTATCCGCACCGGAACTTGACCCGGCAGTAATATCACGGACTTGGAGGTCGTTGGGGATTAACAAACCGCTGGTAACTCTACCGTAACGCTTTTGTGCCTCCTCGCTAACCTCTGCCTCGTAACCACCAAAACGTCCGTCCTTTAAATAACCAGCAATGGCATTGCAAAGGCTGAAACGTTTTTCCTCCCGAGGTGCAAGGATTTCACCCTTGTCCTGGACAGGCTCGGTTTTGAGTTGGTTGTCCAAAATCCACCGGGAAAACTCCCCGGCAGTCTTGCCGTCTTGGATGGCATTGTGCGCGTCATCCATGCAATTGTAACGGGCACCAAGTGCCGTTAACTCCTTGGAACGTTTCAACTCGGCATTACGGGTGTTCTCCGCGATAACCTCAACGTTAGGAGTTTCTTTTTCCTTTATTTCTTGTGACATAATAATGTTTTCCTTTTGTTGTGGTTGTTCGACTTCTACACCCCGGCCAACTCCAACCGAGGGGTCCGCTGGCACCGGCACAACGGATAGCTCTAGAGGGAGGAAACTCGTTACTCGGAGGGTATCCAGCCCATCCGTTGCTCGTTCCCGTACCGTCTTGAGGACGTAATAGCCAACGCTTACCAAGCGTCTAATGCCATCTTTCACGTCCCGGTAAATTTCCTGTGCCCTTTCGGACTTGGAGAAACGCACAACTGCACGTCCCACTTTGTCCTCGTCAACCCTGGCACTCTCCACCACACCAATCTGGTCATCGGTGTTGTGGTTTAACAAAAGTGGTGCCCCGTTGTTTAAACGGGATAAATCTGCACTGCCCTCGGAATGGTCGAGGACTTCCATGAAACCGTCCCTTTCAACGGGCATCTCGGAGCTAAAGGCCAACTCCACAACGTTGTCCTCCTCCAATGCTCGCGCCTCTGCCTGGACGGAACGGTGTGCCATAACCATGGCGGCCCGGTGTTGGTCTTTTTCCTCGTCGGCAGCGTTCTCCCCGCCGCCCTCTTCTGAATCGTCCCCCTCGGTGATGCCTTCCGGTTCCGGGGGGTTCTTCTCCATGATGATGGTCAAGGTGGTGGCATCCTCTTGGACATCCACCAAGTGCCGTTCTTCTTTTACTTCACTCATCTGATTGCAAGGGTACGGTTTCGGGTTGCTGTTTCAAATCGTCGCCAAAGGCCAACCCCTTCTCCTCGGCCAATTGTTTGTCCATTGCAATTTGGTCAAACACGTCCTCCACATCTCCCCCACTCTCGGCAACAATGGACCGGCGAGATTTTAACCCGGCCTCAACTGCCTGGACATTGGCTTGCAAATCCTTGAGAGGGTCCACCCATGCCCACCGTCTCGGCTTCCATTGCGGGGCATTCATCTTGTCAAACCGATTTATGTTAAATGGGAAATGGTTTGCCAATATGCTTGACTCCAACCAGGACTCAAAAACCGGGCTAACAAATGAATCGGTAAACCATTGTTGGACTTTCTTAAAGTGTTCCCTCTCCTCCAACACCCCTGCCCGGATGCTTGAATAGTTCACACCCTCCAGGTCATTTGCCAACATATTGTAAGAAACACCCAGGCCGGCGGAGATGCCACGGAGACAGGTTTTAACAAAGTCCTTGTAAGCTGTCGTTGGGTGGGAAGGGTTCCACTCCTGGAATTTCATGCCGCTTGGCAATTCTTCAATGGTTCCAGGTTCGGCCTCCATCAAAACGTTGAGGTCCGCCGGGTCCTCCTCCCCGGTGTATCCCTCGGAGTTTTCCTTGAGCAACCACCCCATCTTACAACTTGAAACTCGGGCCGCAACCACCTCTGCCTCCTCGTAGCCGGCCAACTGTTGTAACCTGGTCATGGCACTAACCATCCAGGGGACTCCACGGGTTTGGCTAATTCTCTCCTGGTTAAATATGTGGATTATTTCGTTGGCCGGTATGCGATGCCGTTTGCGGTAGCTTGCTGCATAGGTGTCCCCGGGGTGGGATTCTAAAATGTGATAGGCAACCGGTTTTCCAAATGGGTCCACCTCCACCCCCATCCTTATCTCGTTACCATCTGGCAAGGCTTGGTTGTGTTCCGAGTCAAGACGGTCCGCCTCGATTATCTGCAAGGCAAATCCAAAGGGGTTGCGGTATCCGCGAATCATGCGGACCAACACGTCCCCGTCCCGGGCACAACTGCGAAGGGCAAGACGTTGAAAATCTCGCCATGTCATTTTGCCAGTGGGTGTGCAATTGTTTGCCCTGCCCCATGTGTTCCATGCCTTCTCGATAGCAAAGTTGGCAAATCGGTCCGGGTGCCCCGGTTGGTCCATCACCTTCATCTGCAAACCAATCCCATGGGCACCGAGTACATTGTTCTCCATGCCGTCCAGGTAGCGGCGGACATAATCATTGTTCCGTTCCAACTCCCGGCAGCGTCCCCGGAGTTTTTTTAGGTCCCTCCTAATCTCCTCGTCTGCCGTTGTGGATGGGCTTAACCAATCACTGGTTAGCCGGGAAACGTTTGCCCCGTTGTAACTCCTCTTTTGAGGCTTAACATATCCAAACCTCTTGGCTAATTTATCAACTAAACCCATGTTCAAAACCTTGCTTTTACGAGTCTCCCGGTGCCGTGCTTGTTCTCCGTCTGCCGCTTGGCCTCCTCCAGTTTTAACTTGTCCTCGTAACGTTGCAGGAGGTCCGCCAATTCCTGGATGGGGATTTTATTAATTGAACGTCCACCAATGTTGTAACTCTCCAGGTCGGAGCCGGCGCGTCCCTCCAGAACACTCCGGATGGTTTCAACCATAACCCTTGCGTGGGTCCGTTGGTCTGTAGTGGCGGAAGTGGCTAGGGCATTGAGGTTGGCCTTGATAACCAACTTGCCCGAGTCAACAAGGTAACGCTCCGAGGACTTGGAGGAGTAGGCTTGCCAAGCATAGGTGCCGGCAGTGTAATTGGCGGTAGTCGCCGCCGTAACGCTGACTGCAAAATAACCGGCGGAGGAGTTGCCGGTTGCGCTTATGTCAAACCCCGTGCCGGTGTCGCTTCTAAATGAATAATCCAAGGCCCACCCATCGCCCGGGGTGTAGTCCACCACGGTCTTGTTAAACTTGAGGGTGTCCCCGGCAATTAACTCATACGGTTCTATTGTCGGTACAGTCGCCGCCATTTAGTGGCGATTGTAGGGGCGGAATGGTGTGTTTCAAATATCCACCTTACGAGGTCTGCCCCTTGGACGTGCCCCCGGTTTGGGAGGTTTGCTTGCGTTAGCTTGGGATGATGCCTTTTTGGCCTCGCTTGTCCTGCTCCCCATGAGACTGCCAAGGTTCAACTTGGCACCACACTCGGGGCACTTGATTGGTTTTTTAGCCACGTTAGTTAAGGTGGTTGCCCTTTGCCTCGCCTGACACACCCCACTCCACCATGCCCCCGTCTATTATAATGGGGTCCGGTCTTTTGGCCTCCACGTTGGTAAACACCAAGTCCGCCGCCCGTGTCCCTTCTTTGTTTTGGATGGTAACAATCAACTCCCTCCCGATTGCCTCAACGCCAAGGAACTCGTTAATTGCCGCCGGCATTCCCTCATGGAAAAAGCCGGCCAAATTGAAGCACGTTGTTGTAGCTTGTTCATTCATGGGTTTCCCTTCTTTTGTAAGGCAATGAACAACTGCAACTCGTCTAGTTCCTGGCTCAATGCCTTGTACTGTTCCCGGGCCTCCGGGGTTTGGTTTGCTGCTTGCCAATGTCCGCCATGGGGGCGTTGCTCGTAACTGTTCCACCACCCCCGGGCTTCTGCCAAGTGGTAAAGGTTGTCCACCTCGTCCACGTCCAACTCCACACCCTGCCCGTTGACCGTGTACCCGTCCCACTCCCTTAACTGCTTGGCAACCTCTTTGCCACACTTAACTTGGTAGTCCTTGCCCGGTTTAGCCTCCAGGCAGAGGGGGGAGAGTGTGGTTGCCCCCAACACCTTTAACATTGTTCTCCGTGTCATTTGGATTTTGTCCCTTTCGTTGTCGCCTTGTTGCGCCACTGGTCGTCATTGTAGCAATCTCGCCCGGGTTCTTTGTGGTATGCCATTCCCGGCTTGGTGTGTGCCATAAAGGCTGCCCTCCGGTAAGTGTTGCTTGCCAGCGCATCGGCCACCTCGATAATTGAGGGTTTAAGTCGGTCTGTCATTGTTGAAACAATGAACTCGTCACTCTCTGCAAAAGAGGCGCACAGGTGAATTGTTTCGTGGATTAAAAGGGTGGTAAATGCCGGCTTATTGCGAACCCTTCCGCTAATCACGCAATAGCCAACTCCGCGCATGGCCCAACCTCCATTTTTTCCGCCCGTCAACCTGTTTGGGCCTAGAGTCCTGTCGCTGTAGGAGATGCTAACCACCACCGGCTCCTGGGGGCGTTTCAAATAATAACCATGGTATGCCATAACGGTAATGGTCCCTAAAACAATGGCACGCATTTCCTCCTTCTTTATAAAAGACGGAGCCTTGCCCTTAACTGTTATCCCTGATGTCATTTTGCCACCACCTTCCGAATGCGTTGACCGCTTGGGGTTGTATGCACTTCAGTTTTGACAAGTCCCTTTTTCTGCAATGCGTTGATTGTTCGGTTGTCCTTGTTGCCGCGTGAAAAGAAAAAGCCTTTTGCGGCGATGCGGCCAAGGATGTATTCCTGCAACTTGCCCTGCAAATCGCAATAATCTAGGTTGTTCATGTTTTTTTATTTGTGGCTCGGGCTTATTCCCTGCCGGTCCAAGTAACCTACCAGTTAGCTTTTAGGTTGTCAACCCCTTTTGGTGTTTTTTTTATATTTTTTTTTAGTGCCTAAAGCTCCCAACAAAACCACCCCCTTTTGGTGGTCTTTGCCGTTTGGGTTTCCTCTCCTCGTCGGTCTTGGGTGGCTCATCCTTTGCCCGGGCCAACTTGTCCAGGTTGGGGTTAAGTATTATCAAAGCAGCATAGGCATAAATTCTAACGTCTAACGCTTCGTTTCTTGCCCCGCCACTTTTCTTAACCCAGGCCCGGGTCTTAACCCCGCGCTTGGTTTCGGTAACTGCCTTCTCACTGGTCAATTGCGTAAACCATTCCTCGTCATATCCCTGGCCAATTTGGAAATGGCAGAACCCAAACCCCGGGTCCTCGATTCTTAACCTTCCATAAATCAACTCCTTGGCCGTGTCGGTGCCGATGGTGTAGAGGTGGACTCGCTTAACACTGGACTTGCTGGGCCGGCTAACAATGGGCTTGCCGAATCCTCCCATGCCTTTAATGGCAAAGACATTCCTGGGCTGCCGAGGCTTAACGAACTCGTAAACTAGGTGGGCCTGAAAACCGGAGTCCACACACACACCGGCAATGGGGAGACTCCTGCCCCCCTCCGTTTCAAAACGCGATTGCATCCACTCGTCCAGGTTCTTCCAAACTCCCGGGTGGGAGGGTTCCCCTAGGAACTGCCGGTATTCAATCGACCAACTCTCCTCACCCGGACCCCACCCCACAACCTCTGCCTCCAACCGGTCCGCTTGAACATCCACCCCGGCAGTTAAGAGGCAAACACCCTCGGGCACTTCCGCCGTGTATGTCTCCCGTCTTGCCATGAGGTAGTGGGGTTGGATTTCCTCATGCACGTCCTCCCATGCCTCCGCCATGAATGTGTTGGTCCAGGTCTTAATCCCCTCCGTTCCCCTTTTCTTTGCGTCCAGAAAACCCGCAACTGCCTGGTGTAACCTGTTCCTGAAACCCTTTTTGGCCGGGAACATGGAACACAAGCCATTTAAATAATAGCCACGCTTGCCGTTGAACTCCTCCGTTGCTCGCCACTCCCCGCTGCCAATCATCTGTAACCGCTCCCGCTCGCTTAACGTCTCCTCGCAGGATTCGCACTTGTAATGTGCCGTTTCCATCTGTCTCTCCTCCCAAAACACTTGCCGCCATTTTAACGTCTGGAACTCCCCACACTTTGGGCACGGACAAAACCACTCACATTGGTCTGTCATGGAATACTCCACTTCCACTTTGCTTATTCCCTTAACGGTTGGGGTGCTGGTCTTAATATTTATAGCGTTGTGGAATGTGTCCGTCCTCCGTTCTGCCAGGGAGATGGGGTCCCCCTCGGTGCCGGCACTGGACGGGTAACGGTCAATCTCATCGCACAACAAAACACGGATTGGACGGGCAGCCAACGAGGCAGGAGAGTTGGCACCGGCCATGGTGATGTGTCCACCGAGAAACCTTTTATGCAGCTTGGTGTTGCCACTGTCCCTTGCCTTGGGGTCGGACACCAGCCGCTTGAGGACCGGGGTGTCCCTTACCATGGGTGCCAACCTGTCCCCACTCCATGTGGTTGCCATCTCCAAGGTGGGTTGGAGGCACAAAATCGGGGAGGGGTCTTGATGGATAAAGTAACCCACCACGTTGTTAATGCACTCGGTCTTGCCTGTTTGAGCAGCCCACATGAGGACCACCGATTGGACAGACGGGTCCATTACCGCATCCATTGGGCCGGCCTGGTAGGGGGCGGACTTTAGACGGTAGGCACCTGGCCTTGCACTGGACTCACTCGAAAGCCTCCGGTGTTTCTCCGCCCATTCCGCCACCGTCATCCTCGGGGGTGGCCTCCAGGCTTGAAACGTCTCGTCCAATCTCTCCAGAACGGGCAACCACTCGCTCGGCACTTTTGAGCCTGGTAAGTTCATTTAATATTTCATCCTTGCTTATGTCATCCATGGTGCTTGCCATTATCCTGGAACGGCAGGAAACAAACACGTCCTCCATGTATCTCCCCACCACGTTCCGGGGTATCCACTTGCCCTGGAGGATTAACAGCTCTGCCTCCAGTTTTTTGCATTGAGCTAGTAACCTTCTGTTTTTAAGCTGAGTCTCGGTGAGGTTACTCCCGTTGTCTCGCCCCTTGTTTTTGACGAACTCCAACCACAACTCTAATGAGTAATTACCGTCCCCATCCGGTTGTGGGCTTTCCGGGTCCTTACGCCAATTATACACCGACTGCCGGGAGACTCCCAACAAGTAAGCCAACTTGGTGGCATTTACCTTTTCTCCTTTCATTGGTCAACCAGGGTTAAATGGCTTTTTCTAAAAAAATCATGCAGACCCGTCCCT